TTATTTCCAGAAGTTATTAGGGAAGGCGTGCTGTACCCCCCCCATTTGTTCTGTCATATAGTCTTCCATAAATTGCCAGTCAGGATCATTCTGTTCATTAACTGGTAACAATATTTTTATATTTCCAGTTTTTAGGTCGGAACTGGAAAGCTGATTTCCATAATTAAAGCCATAGAAACTTTTATTTAAACTTGATATTAAAAAAAGTGCGATTTTTTTGTTTAATTCGTGATTTTTAAGAGATAGAGAATGCACCTTCATGTCAAAAGACGCCTTGTAATTATGATAAAAAATAGGACCGGCATTTCCTAAAAAAGTAACTGAGATTACTTTTTCAAAAATTCGTTCATTTTTATTTTTTGAAGTATTATAAAAGCCTACAATTCCGTTATTACTAGAGGTTACGGATACTCTGGGAATTTTACCAATTACTAATTTCTTTTTTGGTATCGATGCCCCTGTACCAATATCAAAAATATTTTGTATTTTAAAATTTAACCACTTTCTGTCATTCAGATTCATCAAATAGGTCACCTCTTCCATGGACAGTCATATCAAATTTAAAACTAAGATAATCTTGAATAGTTTTTTCGAAATCTGCATCTGTAGGTATTTCATCATTAAAGTAATAGAAACTGTGTAGCCACTCATCTTCCGGTTTAACTGTGGATTTAACAATAAACTTAGTAGAATCATCTTCATCGTCATTTAAGACACTGATGAGATGCTTGCGTTTTGCATTTTGTGTTCCATCGCCAACTAAACCCACATGTTTTCTAACAATGTATCCATCGTCTCTAAAATCAACAAAAGAAACTCGTTTGTCTGGGGTGTGTGGCCTATTAGGTGTAAAAATCACAATAACGGGGTTAACTCCCACACCATGGAAAGTATCAGGATTTAGGGTGATAACAGCTTCTAGAGTGTTGTTTTTTAAGATTTCTCTTTTGTATGATTTCTCGGTTTTCGTTTTGCCAATCATCGTGCTTTGTGGAACGATAAAGGCTGCTTTAGCATCATTTCCTGTGACGAATTGTAGAGCTGATAATATGAAACTAATTTCTGATTGTTTGTAGTTATCAAGTTTGTTTCCTTGTGAGTAGGGTGGATTCATCAATATTTTATTAATTTTTTGAACGTCACTGACACTATTAGCGTCGTAATCGAACATATTTCCAAAAAGAAGATTGCTTTTTCCGTCACCACGTAAAATCATATTGGTAGTGGCAACTGTAAATAGTTTTGCGGTAATTTCAATTCCGTAGAGATGATTTTTGCGTATATCATTTTTTTGTTTTTCAGATGTGCTTTTTTTGAACATACGATGCATAGCAGCAATCAAAAAAGAAGCAGTCCCAGTAGCCGGATCTAACACGTAATCGTTAGGATTAATATCAATCAACTCAGCCATTAAAGATGTTATGTGTTGCGGCGTTAATACAATTCCCAGTGCATTTCCATCATTTCCACCGTACTTAACAAATTCACCATAAAACTGTCCTAATACATCAATTGAACTATTTGTATTAATTCGATTTAATACTTCCTTACTCAGAGTTAAGGCAAATTTATGAATGGGGGTAAGACCATCTAATAATTCAGTTGGTGTGTTTAATCGCATATCTGTTTTTATTGTTTCAAATTGTTGTAGTAACATATCTGTTTTGGTATGTGGTCCAAACTCGGCATTATCAATATAAATTTCTACAGCATTAAATACTTTGTCACCATCTGTCGCGCCATGATTACTACTACCACGTAGGTTATTTATATCTAATTCTCCAGATTGTAGGGCCAGAAGTATAGCAGATACAATTGTTGCTTTTCGTTCTCCTTCAAGGCCACCATAGTTACGCAAATCTTCATGTAATGAAGAAGCAACTGTGTCTAATTTACGCAATTCTTCATCTGTTTTTGACAGTTCACCTAGTACATTCACGCGATAAAAGTCATCGATATTATCAGGAGTAAATACATCAAAATCCCGTAAATCTGGCAAACTCATTAATTTACCTGGCTCTACAAAATATCCTTGCATTTCATATCGTTCGTTATTTCCAGCAAAGCCGATAGCAAAAATCTGTTTGTAAATGTCGCTATGGTTAACAATATATTGAGCGTAGTGAACTGCACCGTTTACTGCATAGAATTTTTTACTGTCAATATCCATGGCCAATTCATTATTTATGTAATTGATTAGTTTGTGTTCATCGTATTTATCTTCAATAATTACTAAAAAATCACTAGAATTGAAGGAAAAGTCCGGGTTGCCATCGCCACCTTTGCCGGATTTGCTGCCACCTTTTAGTGCTTGAGCTACCATTGGAGAAGCGATCTCATTTTTAAAATCAATATTTAATTTTTGCAGTTGTTGCTCCACATACTTGTCTGTTATGCCTTGTTCTTTTCTCATAAATAACCTCTGTTAATTAAAATTCTAATCTAAACATATTATTATTATACGTCATTCCAGCTTTTAACGTCGATCACGTTTGGACGTATTGCTGTAATAACCTTTAGATCTCAAATCTATTTTCTAGTTTATCCACTACCATATATTCCAAGTTAGCAGGGATACCAAAAACATCCATAAACTTGATTATGTTGTAGTGCTCAAGTCCCAGCTTATCGCAATAATCAACGAGAATTTTAATTGCACCAGCATTCGCATTACTTTCAATCTGTGATTTTGAACTGCTACTTGTGAAGTAAAGAATACCCATATCTTTATTTAATACATGTGCAATCTCATGAGCTATCACGAATGGTAGCTCTTTTTGATTATGCCAGTTTGCATTAATTACAATTTCACGTTCTTTACAATCAGCAGCTGATGGTGTATCGGGTGCAAGCAAGTTTGTCCAAACGAAACCAATCTTTTGCTTCATCGCAAAATTTAATAAGTAGTTAATTGCATCGTCCATTATTTTCCCCGCAATAATCGTTTAATAATTTCCATGTCATCATCTGACACGGGTTTTCCTTCATAGAACGCAATGAAGCTGTCATCGTCTGCAAGATCGATTTTGGGCTTAGCGGATGATGAATCTTTGCCGAGCAAGTAATCAACCGAAACACCTAAAACCTTAGCAACTTTAGCGAGTGAGTCAGTACTTGGTGTTGTGTTTTTCCAATGATATATGGAATTAGTTCCTAAGCCTGCCTGATCATTTAATTTTGTAAGCGAATAGCCTCGCTTACGTGCTAATTGTTTAATTAATTCAAATCGTTCTAATTCTGTCATATCAATGATTCTCCTAATATGACGAAAACAAAAATTAGCACAAGTGCAAAAAATGCTTGCATTTTTAGCACGAATGCGCAATAATGAATTCATCAAGTAATTAAGCAACAAAAAACAAACCTTATCAGCTAGGGCTTTGGCGAGTATTTAGACGATAAGAACGGCTTTTCTTGCTTATTTGTCATGCGTTTATTTTAGCACACTTGCTAAATAATGCAACTACTTGATTAATAAATTACAGAAAGGAGGCGAAATAAATGAACGATAACAAACGTCATGAATTAGCACAACAGATAGTCTGTGTCCTTAAGAAAAAAGACCTCTTAGAACGAGAAGCCGTCTCAATTCTAAGAGAATCTATTTCAATCATTGATGAGATAAGAAGTGAACACAAATTGCATTAATACTCATTACCTTGATTTAAGAAGTATTTAAAAGATTCAACATAGTTATAGTTAAAAATGCTTGCTTGGTCTCTGATAGAAACGCTAGCGTTTTTGTGACCAGAATGTTGCTCATCCTTTTCGACTTCTTTTAATAGTGTAGCTTGGGCAAAAGCAATTGCCTTATCGTGTGCAATTTGTTGATCGTTCAATAGTTTTCACCTCACTTTCTTATAAGTTGAGTTAAGTATATCGCAATCAGAAACAAGTTGAGCAACAAATTACAGTAAGGGAAGTGAAATAAATGACAGAAGAATTAATCAGTAATGCCACAGACAAATTAAAGGATGAATTTGAGATTGCAAAGATTAAAAATCATGTGAGTTGGAAACAACTAGCTAAGGAATATGGAACGGCAACAGCACAAGTAAGTCGAGCAATTAGTGGTGATAACAGTCCTAAATCAAAAAGAATTCGTAAGTGGTTATATGTACGACTAAATATGAAGGAGGCATAGCACATGGAACTACAAGTATTAGGTAAAGAAAAAATTGGTAAGTATGAATTCACTGGTATTGAAGGCGGATTTGGCGAAGACAAGAAAGCAATGACGGTTAAAGACATTGCTCAAATTCATGAAACAAGTGTTAAACGAATTAATGAACTTATTAACCGAAACCGAAAAAGATTTAAAAACGGGGTCGATATTGTTGATTTAAAAACATCTAATTTCGTGGTCGTTTTGAACGACCTCGGATTTTCTCAAAATGAAATTAATCGCTCGAATAATATCTATTTACTTTCCGAACGAGGTTACAGCAAACTGCTAAAAATTCTTGAAGATGATACAGCATGGGATATCTACGATGAATTGGTTGATAACTACTTCAGCATGCGGCAATCCATCAAAAAGCCACTCACAGCTGTTGAACAAATTAAATTATTGCCCAAAGCAGTAGTTGAGTTAGACGATCGTGTTACCAACTTGGAAGAAAATCAAGTCATTCCACAGCCTTTATATAACGCCTTGCAACATCGCATTAGCCAACGAGTATCAGAAATTGCATTTAGCTATGGCGGCGTCAACAAGAAGCAACGTAGTGAACTGTTTAAAGATATCAACGGTGGTGTTAAACGAATTGCTAATGTAAGTGCTCGATCAATGCTACGTGAAAAACATTATCAAATGGTTATGGACTTTGTTAATGCTTGGGAGCCATCTACGGCGACTATAACGATCATCCAACAAACAGCACTGAACGTCGGTGAACCGGCATAGCAACTTGATTAATTACGGAAAGAAAAGGAGGTATAAAAATGAATGCACAAAAAAAGATTAACCATAAAAAACATGATCAATCTGATAGTTTTCAGTTTCCAGGCATAAAAGAAATAAAGCCAATGGAAGATACTATAATTTTTCCAATAATTATTTTTTTGGCTATTGTTATGGGGTCGTTTTTTCTAAATTTACCGAAGATGATTGCTCTTTTGTTTTCTGTTTTAGCGGTTCTTTCCAGCCAGTAATGTCATATGCGTATTGATAGAATTTATATTTTCTTCTATTGGTGATAGCAAATCTGTCTTTATGGAATACACCAGCTTTTTTTGGAATCTTAAATGAAATTGCAATAGTATCAAAATTTTGAATTTCATTTGGAAGATAGTCTAGAACAACAATGATGTCGAATCTGGTAAATGAATTTGCAGGTAACATACCAAACCTTCGCTTTGGAATATCCATTTTCATAGTCCTTGGCGGGTTACTGTCTATTAATGTATAGATACTTTGCTCATGAATAATTTCAGTCACGGCATTCTTTGTTAAAAAATCTATGTTGATATTAGTCTTAGGATCAAAAACCCGAAGATCAAAGTAACCAATATCATTTGGGCTTGGATTGACGATTGATAAATTTGCTGTGCAGGTTAAGCCATATTGCATTGGTTTTCCTTGACTATCATAGCCCAAAACAAAGCCAATTTCATTTGTTTGTATAGTTTCTCCCCATGTAACGTCAATGAATTTGCGATTTTTCCACAAAATATAGAGAGAAATTATTAAAGAAATGATGGCGATTAAATTTTTAACAAGGAATTTTATTATTTCATTCAATAGTTTTCACCTCACTTTCTTATAAGTTGAGTTAAGTATATCGCAAGTAAAAACAAGTTGAGCATCAAATTACAGCATAGGAGGCAAATCACATGACAGCAAGCAAACGTATACCAGATGATCAATTTCCAATGTTGATGGGTAAGGATTGTCTGTGCAGGTATCTAGGACCTAGCAGTGCAGTTGTAGATGACTACATCGAACTTGGACTAGATAAAGCCATCATCAAACGGAATAAAGAAGATGAACGACCACTGTTTTCACGGCCATTAGTTGACAAGTGGCTGAACACGATCGGGTACTAACCGCAGAAAGAAAGGAAAGACAGAAATGAAAAAAGATCTTGAAGAGACGATTGAAGAAAATTCAGCACGCAAAGACTATTTGACTAAGTTTAAGCGTGAAAATGAACCATCTGCATTTTACTTTCAGGGCAACGTGAATACAGTTGGTGAAAAGATAGTTGAGCTTATGAAAAAAGAAGACCTAACACGCGATCAAGCAAATGCTAGTCTTCAATATGCTTACAACTTAATTAAGTATCAATCTAACTTTCTGAAATTAAACTAACAGGCATTAAATCGACATCAGTGGGAAGAACAAGAAATGGCAGCGAAACATTATTTTTTAGAAAATGTACGTCAAGCAAGATACTGTTACCTCTATCTTCTTTAGTGTCAAAGTCTGAATAGTTTTTAATCAACTCTTGTAATAGTTGTAGAGGATTGTTGTAAAGCGCCCATGGGCTATCATAGGATTTTCCATACTTATTAAACCAGTCTGTTCTAATTTTGTATAAATCAGATTCTGGTTTGTAAGCCGACCATGTTTCCGTTGCTATTTCTCCGTCTGCTCTAACATATTCAGTAATTGGGGTATTACTTGAATTTGTTTTGTAAGTGTTAGCGGTTAACAAATCATTACCAATTTTCCAAACGATTTTGTAAGTTGGAATGTCTTCAAAACCCCTATTGTGAAGAAAATCTGGGAAAAGGGATAGGGCATACTCAAACATCTGTGATTTTTTTAATTCCATAATTTTCACCTCCAATATAAATGAACTATTCCAAATATACCACTAAAGTAAACGGTTTCAATAAAGAAAGGAGTAACCACATGCAATCACAGTTAGCAAGATTGCGGCACGCTAAGCGTATGACACAAGCGGCTTTAGCGGATGCAACCGGTATTAAATATAACGTTATTTCAGAGTATGAGTCTGGTCGCTATTATCCGAGCATGGAAAGCGCAATCAAATTAGCTGATTACTTTAACGTCAGCATTGATGAGCTGATTGGGCGAAAGGAGCTGACAGTCGTTTGAAAGGCAATATAACGATTACAAGGGTAAAAAAATACAATGCTTCATGGAACAGAGTTGTTTGTGTTAATGGAACACCGGTCGCTATAACCAAGTCATCTAATCGAGCTAACGAAATAGTTAAATACATCATGGGAATTGAAGCAGATGTTAATGATGGAACGTTGCGGAAGCAATCACTAGATCATTGGAAAGGGAGCAAATAGATATGGCAGCACAAATTGGATTTGTAATCGTAGTTGGTCTGATTGGTGGATTTCTAGGTTGGCACGCAAGTAAGGGTGATTTATTTGATTAATTCAATCAAGCTATGGATTTTGGATTTTTACTTAATCCATATAAAAAAGCCGCACTGCGCATTATGCGGGCAGGTGGCAATTTTACAAAATGATGATGGTTCTTGGATCTGTGTGGACTGTGCTCAGGTTATGAGTGATCTGGGGGAAGAATACGATGATCACACAGAATAAATGGCTACTAGAAACAGCCTGTATATACAAAAAGGCCTATCTAAGGAGCAACTTAGATAGGCTGGAAGTGAAATGCCAATCATCTTGGGATTAATGATTGGGGTATAGGAGCAAGTAATCCTTATAGTCCTGGGAGGGACTAACCGAAAGATATAACAATCAGCACTTTTTTGCAACTAAAACATACTATAATTACTGATTTTAGTAGTGAAAAAAAGGGTGTGAGTAAATATTGCTTGTAACGGTTGGTATATCAGGCGTCTAGCAAGATATTAGTTGGTTTCGATTATGTAGAGTATTCGCAACGATTTTAAGGGGGTGTTGATCATTTGAATGATATGAATATTGAGGACTATCTCTTGTATTGTATGGAAAATGAATTAGCAGAAAATACTATTAAAAATTACCGTGTCACGCTGAATCAATTGTCCAAATGGTTGCAAGACAACACGGTTGAACATCTGAACAAAAATGATCTCATTAAGTTCAAGCAATTTTTAAAAGCTAAACAATATAAGTTGGACACCATCAATCATAAAATTGATACCATTAACATTTTTCTAACTTGGCAGCATAAAGATGACATGAAACTTAAAATGTTGCGGCAACAGTCGAATAGTCATCGTGCTTCAATCAACCAGAACGAGTACCGACGATTGCTTAAACATTCAAGTGGAGAACTTAATTTGTTTATTCTGACCATTGGAAATACCGGGTTACGGGTCAGTGAAGTATGCCGGCTAAAGAAACGAGATTTATACCAAAAAAATGTGATTGTGAATAATAAAGGCAAGACCAGAATTATTGGGATTCCAGGGTTCGTCAAGAAAAAGCTGAAAACATTTGTCGCGTTGAAAAATGATGATGCGGTTATTTTTGGTAAAACACAATCCCATTATCGGCAAGCTTTGAAACGGTGTGCGACTAAAGCAATGGTCGACAAGACTAAGGTTTATCCGCATTCACTGCGGCACTATTTTGCCAAGCAATTCATAGCGGACGGTGGAGATTCAACCGAATTGCAACAAATGTTGGGTCACGCCAGCATTCAAACCACCACCATCTACACACATTTAGATTCCGATGAGCTTTCACGTAAGTTCAAACAGATCAAAAATTTATAATAAAACATGAATGGGGTGAATTCATGATCAATAGAGTGGCCTTAATTGGCCGACTAACAAAGGATATTGAACTAAAGTACACGAGCAATGGCACGGCAGTCGGAACATTTACTTTGGCCGTTAATCGGCAGTTCACTAATCAACAAGGTGAACGGGAAGCAGATTTTATTCGTTGCCAAATGTGGCGCAAGACGGCTGAAATTTTCAGCCAGTATACGCATAAAGGCTCATTGGTGGGGATTGATGGCCGTGTTCAGACCAGAAATTATGAAAATCAACAGGGACAACGGGTTTATGTGACCGAAGTGGTGGTTGAGAATTTTTCATTGTTAGAGCCAAAATCGCAAAGCCAGCAAAACAATCCACAACAGCCACAGGCCAATAGTTATCAACATTCAAATAATAATAGTTCAGGCGACAGCATCGACATCTCAGATGATGACTTGCCATTCTAAATTAATTGGGGGAAACAACATGACAAAGACACATATTGCTAATGTAAAACAACTCAAAAAACTTTTGGAAACCGACTTAAATTGTGTAATTGATTTAGGTGATAAGGACAACAAAATATCACAATACTTGTTGAACGTGGTTGCTGATGCTCGTAAATCGGGACACAAAATTTGTGAAGAAGACTATGTACAGATTAAAGCGTTTGTATTTGATGAATTGAAATCTCTCAAGCAAGAATTTAAAGATGACAATGCTAATGGATTCACTTACTAGATAACATCATGCAGTGTTGAAAAGATTCGGGTCAAAAAGGTTATGAGGAGCAAGGTGGTTTAAATGGCAGAACAAGGTGAAAGTCCAAATTATTACGCTATTATTCCTGCAAGTGTTAGATATGATAAAAATCTACCAGGGAAAGCATCACTGTTGTATGGAGAGATAACAGCCTTATGTAACCAAAAAGGCTATTGCTGGGCAAGTGATAGCTACTTTGCAAAATTATATAAGGTTTCTAAGCAAACGATACAAAATTGGCTTAGAGCATTAGAAGAAAATGGTCATATTTCGAGAGATGTGGTTTATGAAAAAGGTACACAAAAAATTTTGCATAGGTATATAAAAATTCTTGTATACCCTACCCAAAAAAATTTGCATACCCCTACCCAAAAAAATTTGGGAGATAATATTACAAGTATTAATAATACAGTTAATACTACAAATAATAAAAAGAATAGTACAGCTGACGCTGCACCACTCACTCAATTAAAAAGTGATTTCGAAGAAATATGGGCTGAATATCCTAATAAGCAAGGAAAAGGTAACGCATTTAATCATTACAAGGCTTGGCGTAAAAAGTCAAAGGAACATACTAATTCATATTTGATTGAGAAGTTGAAGAATTACAAAATATATTGCCAACAAAACCGTTGGTATCGGCCTATGAATGGATCAACTTGGTTTAATGGTCGCTTTGATGATGAGTTAGAAATTCATGGTATGGATCAAGAACAAAAGCCTACCACAAAGGAGGACTTGTTTAGACAATGAAAACGACACAAGGAATGTTCAGCGAAGCCTTTATTGATCGTGTTGCTAAAGAGCATGGTGTTGATCAACAGCACTTACCTTCAAAAGATGAGATTGAGCGGCAAACCATTAAAAAAGCACAACAGGCGATTGCTCGTAAGCGTATTAAGGTTTTTGCGTCAATGTCAGTTTGGCCGGGTGGCAATATTCCACTGCATTTCCAGTTTTCTAGTTGGCAAGTCGATAAACAAGATAATCATGAACTAGCTAAGTCGCTTGGTAAACAAGCATATCAGTTGGCGATCAGAATGGAGAAAACGCCACTCAATGTCATTATGTCGGGTGATAAAGGGACCGGTAAAACTTCATTAGCATTGGCCATCATGGATTATTTATCTGATAAAGGTCAAAGTGGCATGTTTGTATCAACTGCTGAACTGGCTAGTTTGATCGGTCAGCAATACGAATTGAACGATGTGAAAGCACGATTGACAGGTATTGAGCGAGCCATGACGGAAGCTGATGTGCTGATATTAGATGATTTTGGCACAGAGGGCGGCATGAAGCAGGATATCAAGCCGGTTCGCAGAGACATGCAAATGATGATGTACCGCATAGCTAACGTCCGCGTTGATTTTGAAATGAACACACCTAGAAAATCGACGATTATCACAACAAATAATTCTGTCAGCGAGCTAAAAACTATGTACAACGACAAACTGATCAGTCGATTGGTGCCCAAACCAGCAAGTCAACAATTAGCGTTTTTAAACATGAAAGATGTACGAGGTATATAAAATGCAAAAGATTAAATGTCCAGCATGTTTGGGGACTAAAGAATACCCCTATGTAGGAAATAAATGTATTCGGTGTGATGGCCGTGGCTATATAGATTTCGGTGAGGCTGAGCAGAATACAATCAATCGGATTATGAATGCTAGAAAGGAAGTAAACGCATATGTCAAGACCAATCAAATTGCCAGCACACATTGAAGCCTACTTTTTAAATCACAATATTGGCTGTTCTGGTGTGCTCCCCGTTGATGGAGAAACAATTAAGATTATGACAAACGTCGGTTGGTTTAAATACAATTCAAGCACAAAAGATCTCAGCAAGTTTATGGGGAAGCATACGGGATATGAATCGGTATTTAACAGCCAAATTTGTGAACAACTAAGTTTAATTTAGATTGAGAAGACTGACAGGAGGTAGACCAATGATGGCTAAATATATCAAAACAGGCACAACTGAGTTTGAACAGTTTGATAGTCATAAATGGGATTTAGGTTTGAAAGAAGCCACTCATGAATATCCTGTGAGAGGTCAATATTTTAGGCAAAAGTATGAAAAAGCACGAAGAAAATATTGTCGTAAAACTGGAATCTACAACGATACAACCCGTGGAATATATTGTTTAACTCAGAATAAGAAAGCTATTGAATCTGGCGATTGGATTGCAACGGGTGTTAACGGCGAACACTGGCCGGTTAAGGATGAAATCTTCCAGAAAACGTATAAGAGGCTGCCGAAATTAACTAGACCAGTGTCACGATATCTTGAATATTGTAAGGAACATTGGAATCTGAATGACGCATTCTTAAACGCGGAATATCTGGTCTCTGATAAAGATGCTCCAGAAGTACTTAAATATCTTAGCAATCGCCCCGACGATTTTGCGCGTGCATGGCTAGATGGTTACGAGGTGGCGGAGGTTGAAGAATGAAAAAGGTTGAATTGATGATGGGATTATCAGAAATTAAGCAAAAATACCCAATCGGATCTGCTTATAAGGATGAAGATGGCATGTATAAAGTAGTTGGTTACTTTGAACCACTCCCAGCAGTCTCGTTTGCTTCTTTTCCAGGTATCAAAGTTACGGAGGTAGAAGAATGAATCAATTTGAAGAATACAAAGAAGATGCACTAGAACAACTTGACGTCCTACGAGAGTTATACAAAATGGATAGTGACGATGAAGATGCTAATGTTTTAGAATCTGCCATTCTAGGTATGGAAGAGCAGTATGAAATTCTCCAAAATGGTCTACCTCAAGCTATTGATCAGGAACTCAAATGGAGTAAGAAACATAAATATTCTTATGATATATCTAAAGAGTATTACAAAGGATTTATTAAAGGACTAGAGCAAGCCCGAATCCTGTTTAATCAGATTGGAGGAGGCAAATGAAGCACGGGCACAAACGCTCAGCAATCAAGAAAAAGAAGCGGCGCATGGCACAACATGCCAAGGCTACGTTAGACGCGCATAAAAGCAGGGAGAAGAAGTAAATGAAATATATAGCTATAAACATTCCTATATTTTTTGGAGTGGTAGTCTTTTCTAAAAGCCATACAACTGCTAACCAACTACTTTTCTTTTGGTTAGGAATGGGGATCATCTACGCTTTAGTTTACATTGGTGATTGTATGAAGGAGGCTCACAATGACAGATGAATCCACGATTTATGTTGTTTACACAGATCAGCCAATCAAGGCCTTTACGGATAAGAGGATAGCTGAAGAGTACAGTGCACGCATTCATGGCAAAGTGCAGACTACTGGGCTAAGAATTGAAGGAAGTGATAAATGATGCCAGATGAGAAACGACGTATTGAAAGTTGCATGCGAACTAATGGTTATCAAGGCCATGTGATTAGATTTAACAAAGCACCTCGTGGTGAATATCTGTATTATGTTCGCTGGAATGATGGTAAAAAATATTTGGTTGATGTTGACCGGTCCAAGGTTAATGAGATGAGGGAAGACTATGTGGGAGAAGATTAAAACGGCACTGTGGGGAATTATTAGGTATATAGAGTTATTGGGTGTCATCTGTGTTGGAGCATACGTTATTTACACCATTGTTGAATGGATTGTAAAGTTAATCCACTAAAAAAACGCCCACCAAACGGTGAGCGCAGAGATGGCACTTCTTATTAATATAATTTATAAGTCAACTAAATTATACCATATAAGGGGTGTCATTATGCGAGTAACAGACTATTTTAATGGAATTGATCGGGTGAAGACGGCGGATAATGCTGAAAGCTGGTTATTAGGATATGGGAATAAGAAACTATTGGCAATTCGCTACCAGAATATGATGGCTGGAGTTAATTCTCCTAAGTATGATGGCATGCCTAAAGGTCGGTCAAACAACAATGCAGTTGAAGATAAGATGACAGAAATTATTGATAAGCATCACCAAGTAAAAGAGTATATGAGAATCACGGAACAAGTTGTTGAATCAATTGAAAATGATGACATGCGGACCATTCTCATACGTAAATATCTTGAAGAAGGCAATAGCGATTCAAATATCATGGACGAAATACATCGTGGAAAATCTGCTTATTATGATATGCGCCGAGACGCTCTTAACGTATTTGCTTTTATCTTTCCACCATTTATCAAGCAAATGATCGTACAAAAAAGTTAGACCGGACACTTTGCGGACGGTTTCAGACTATTTGCGGACACATTCCGGACAGTTTCCGGAACAAAAAGGCTTAAAAAGGGGGTATATTGGTATTGTGGAAATCTGATATAGAGGTCCACAACTCCTTTATAAATTCGCTGCACAATAAAGAGAAATTACACATATATTTTGGTTCAATCAACTGTTTACTTTGGCGAGTAAGTGAATTTGTGCAATTCTCCATGTTACTAATACTCCTTAGTAAAATCGGGTAGCTCCGTTATCAGCTTTATTACCCGATTACGGAATGCTGGCGTTACCTTCGGAGGACTAGAAGCAAGCCCACGTTTGTTCTAGCCGGAATTTCCCAAGTAAAGCGAACGTGGGACTTTGGGAATTCTTAACGATGGTATGTAGGTTCGACTCCTACTCGGGTGGTTGGCCAGAAATGGCCGAGGTTTTGCAAAACTGGCATAGAATGACTGTTCCTGATGGTCAAGCGCTTCAAACCCCTAGCAGTGTTGCCAAAATTGATGTGGGGTTACATATATATGAGACGTCATAATCAGCGTCGTTAAATAAGTGAGCGGAAAATATTTTCCAAGTCGACTGCCAAGCCGGCTTTTTTCATACATAACAAAGCTAACGTGCAGCGGAATAACAATAAACATTAAGCGTGCAGCACTGTTAGCTTTTTATAGCTGCATCAACAGCCGTCAAGCGCGCTGACGGTTACATAGAAAGGACTGATCAATATGGTATCAAGAGTTAAGCGCACAGATTATGGATTGGTCAGTTGCCAGTATGAGCGTGACTTGATTGCTGGAATTGACAGAAGATGGGAACGAGAGCGTCGTGCTAAACAGCATGGCGCTTTTAGTTTGCACCGAAAACATGAAATTAAAACGTGGAATAAGGAGACGGCCAAATGAAATGGTTAGTAATAATTCTCACAGCAATGTTTGCTGGCGCACGATTAGCTGGTGCGATTAATTGGGATTGGTTATTAGTATTCAGCCCAGCAATTATTTATGTAGGATTCTATGCAGTCGTATGGATCATTGTACTAATCGCATTGATTATCTATGAGACAGTTTATTGGATTAAGGAACGTTAAAACAAGGAGCGTAAATAATGTTAAGTAAAGATGAATCAGAAGAACCAATTTATGAACTTGTACTTTGTGGAAGTGCTAAACACGCGAGAGCCAGAATGCTAGAAGACTTCAAGAAAGATCGGCTTTCCGGATATAGTGAAAAGACCAGGCTTACTGAAATCCATAGAACTGTTGATGGGCATGAATTAATTGTTATGTATTGCAGCATTCGGGCACAATATCTTGACGGGTACCACTTTCATCGTATCTCTGTAGATTCAAGCGCGTTAATGAATAGTGAACAAATCAAAATATTAAATAATATCCTTCCACCTTTAGTTAATGTTCGTAACGCTTTATATGGCAGTCAGTGCTAAAACACGGAGGAATCAAAATGTTTTTTAAACGTAATAAGAATCAAGTTGGCGGCATTGCTTATCAACACGTTAATGCTTATATGGTTACGAACATAAAGTTAGATACTGCTGAACTGGTTAAGTCTATTAATGAGTTAAAGGAAGCTTTATGCGGTACTACAGAGCAGCCGAAGATACATGAACTTCCTGAACGTTCTAAGACTATTCATGTTAGTGGCCTTCTAGGGTATTACAACATCATTGATAGTCCTAAGGCAATAGCGCTATTAGACAAGCCTAACACACGACTGGCAATCATTGAGGATGATCATGCCTAGAGTGCGTAGGTGTCGTCAACCAGGATGCCATCAGATGGTTGAACTACCGGATCATTATTGTAGTGAACATTATGAACATGAAGCTGAATACTTGGAAAGTCGTGAGAAGTGGGCACGCGGTAATCAACGTGATAAGCATAAGACACACATTTATAATACTGTCACACGTAATCGTAGTGAGGTTAAGCAGGAACAATATAGTTTCTATCGTACTAGACAGTGGTCCCATCTGCGCCAACAAGTGTTAGACCGAGATCATTACTTATGTTGTTACTGTCAAGCCATTGGAAAGCTCACACCAAACAGTAAGACGGTTGATCATATTGTACCAGTGGAAGTTCAGCCAGTAAGCAAAGCAGACATTGATAACCTTGCTGTGATCTGCCGTCAGTGTCATCATAAAAAGACTGAATGGGAGCGCCAATACTATGGCACAGGTGATGGCAATGTGCTTACTAATGCAAAACCCGTCAATGATATTATCCAAATAAGTATGTTAATGAATAGCCAATGCCATGAGAGTTAATATAAGCCGTTTTGAGCGTGTTTAAAAATTAATGGTCAATTGATTACTAAAACCAAATAAAAATTAACCCCGCCCCCCTTATGAAAGACGAAAAGAGCACACACACATGAATGAGCTCGCGAGGCGCAACCAATTTGAAAATTTTTAGGTAGGGGGGGTATTCACTGCAAAAAACATGCATAATTTTTATAGAAAGAAGGCAAAAGTATGCCCAAAAAGCCGTTTTATCAACAAAATGACGGTCATTTATCATATGATCCACCGAAACATTTAGAACCGCTTGCTAAGGAGTGTTGGCGCAAAGTTGTGCCTTTTTTAGAGGAAACAAAACGGGTTAAACGGATCGATTCGATGTTAGTTGAATCCTATTGCACCCAATATCAAGAGTACCGCGATGCGTATAAAACGTTGATAGACGAGGGCGCACAGCGAAAAGTATACCGTTCTTTACAAAATAGCGAAGGAAAAATAATTGGTAAGGATTTTACCGGTTGGAAGCAAAATCCAGCAGTTGGTCGGCTAAAAGAAGCCACCAAAAACATGAGTACATTAGGGATCCAGCTCGGATTATCGCCAAAGTCGCGTGAAGAATTGTTTAAAACAGTCCAAAGCTCCGAAAGCAAGAAATCGGCCGCAGATAAGATGAAAGATTTCTTTGGTGGTGATAAATGATGAAAATAGATTTAACGCAAACACATGATGTTATTGGAGCATATCGAAGTATTGATTATGCTAACGTGAGAAGCCAATATACAGATGCAGGCACCGTATATTGTTTTCACGTTTTAGACGGTAAAGTGATGGCAGGATATGATATTAAGTTAGCTTGCTTCCGCCACTTACAAGATTTATCGCGTCAGAATACTAGTGAATTCCCATATCATTATTCGTCAACCGAAGTTACCAAGATTTTGAGGTTTGCTTCAATTTGTCCAGAGATCAAAACTAAGCGGCCAGTTAAATTAATGGGGTGGCAAAAATTCGTGTTGGCGATGTTGGTTGGCTGGCGCAATGAAAACGATGATAAGCGATTTACGCGAGCCATTATTTCAGTGGCGCGGCACAATGGGAAAACTTATCTGATGTCAATTATTACTTTATATAGCTATTTAATTGAATCATTGGGTGAATCTAGTCAACAATTCTTAGTGAGCTCAATTAATTTTAAGCAAACCAGCCAATTGATGAGTTATGTAAAACAGATGCTGATTGATCTAGCACAAAAAGATCCATTTAAAGATTTAATCGATGACTTAGATATTAATCAAAAGTCGTTGGCGTCACAATCTGATATTATCGTTTCTCCTAAAACATTTAGCAAAATTTTGGCAGTGACATATGAGTCCGGACAATATGATTCGTTTCACTTTAAAACAGCCATTGGTGATGAATTTGCGGACCCGAAGGTGGCGGATAATCAAAAGACATCTAAGATCACGTCTGGGCAGGTTGATGTTACCAACAAGCAATTTATTCAGATTGCGACGGCCTATCCCGATGCAACCGTACCTTTTCGTCAAGATGAACAAAGAATTGTTGCTAAAATGGAAGCCGATTATAAACGTGAAGGTGAGAACTATCTAGTTCTTAACTGGTCGCAAGATTCGGAAGATGAAATCTATAAGCCAGCAACCTGGGAAAAGAGCAACCCACTATTAGGAATGGCTGAAAAACATGACAAATTGATTCTGGATATTAAGAACGAACGTGACAATGATTTGTTGGCTGGTAATGTGATCGATTTTCAAAATAAGTCAATGAACGTATGGACCCAGCAGTCGGTTGATAGTTTCTTGACATTAGATGATGTTGAACGTGCCGTTATTAGCGATTTTGATAGAGATAATCGCCAAGTATATATTGGTTTTGATTATTCCATGTTCAGTGATAATACTGCTCTTGCATTTATCTACCCGTATATTGAAAACGGTAAAAAGAAATGGCACGTTGAACAGCATTCTTTCATTCCTTGGCAAAAAGCAGGTTCAATTGATATTAAGGAAAAACAAGATGGTATTAATTATCGTGAACTAGCTAAACAGGGCTATTGCACGATCACTAGCCATCCACAAGGATTGATTAACAACGAGCAGGTTTACACGTGGCTGCTGGAATATATAGAGCGGCATCATTTGGAAGTTATCTTCTTTGGCTATGATGCCTGGGGAGCAACACCAGCGATTAAACAAATGGAAATTAATACTAGTTATCCTTTGGAGGCCATTAGACAGCGAACTAGTGAATTAAAAGATCCAACTAAATTTCTGCAAAAAATATTTGTGGAAAGTTCGGTTACCCGGTTAGATGACAAAATCATGGCCAAAGCACTTCTGAACGCTAGAATTATTGAAGATAAAATCGGTATTCAAGTGGATAAAGCACAAGCTACGATGAAAATTGATGTGGTTGATGCCATTATTGATGCACTATATCAAGGCATGTACCACTTTGAGGACTACGGGATCGTTAATGACAAGTCACAAGAAGTGTCCAGAATGACAACGGAACAAATTGAAGCATGGCTGACTAGTTCAGAATCGGGCATGACAGATGGAGATGTTTAAAATTAGAAAATTATTAATGGCAATTAAACACTATAATGATGCAATCTGTTACGCACTAGCCGGTATCTTCGGCACAATTAGTGCGTTTTTGTTTGGCTTAATTCCAGGAATGATCTTTCTAGCGGTTATATGGCTTGTATTTGGACTGCTGATTGATTTACCAGCTACTAAAGGTGGTGGTCAATAATGGCCATTTTAAGAGGCAAGTTTCAAGCGTTATCCGGTAGCAAACAAGCCTACTCATTAAGTGATGAAGACATTATGAGTATTTTTGGCAATGGAACCAATGCTCAATACGTGAGTGCTGACGTTGCTTTGCAAAATTCAGATATTTATTCGGTAGTGACTCAATTATCAGGCGACTTAGCCACCGTTAAATATAAGGCCAATAAGCCACGAGCACAAAATATTTTAGACGCGCCAAGTTCAACGTCTAATCCACGCGGCTTTTGGCAATCAATGTTTATGCAGGCATTGCTAAATGGTGAAGCATTTGCTTATCGTTGGCGTAACGTCAACGGTGTTGACTTGAGATGGGAATATTTGCGCCCCTCACAAGTTAGTACATTCTTGCTAGGAGATGGGTCTGGACTGATGTACACAGCCACGTTTGATGAACCACAAATTGGTGTGATTCAGGCCATTCCACAATCAGACATGATTCATTTACGCTTATACAGCAAAGATGGAGGAAAGACTGGTATTAGCCCACTGTTGGCATTGTCTAGCGAAATTAACATCAAGGACTTGTCAAACAAGCTAACAAAAAACGCGCTTTCTCAATCGGTAACATCGCCCGGTGTTTTGAAGATCAATAACGATAAAGGTTTAATTAATTGGAAGATAAAAGCATCACATTCTCGTGAGTTTATGCGACAAATGGCTGCTTCAAACAACGGACCAATTGTAATTGATGGATTGGAAGATTGGACACCACTTGAGATTAATTCGAACGTAGCTAGTCTCTTATCGTCAGTCAATTGGACGTCGACACAGGTTGCCAAAGTTTACCACATACCAGATAGCTATTTAAATGGTACCGGTGATCAACAATCTAGTCTTGATCAAATCAAGGGTAATTATGCCAATACGCTTAATCGATATGCCCAGATGATTGTTAGTGAGCTAGACAATAAACTATCAGCAACCGTGACAGCTAACATTAGGCCAGCTATCGATCCGCTAGGTGATGATTACGCGGCAAATCTTGCGGCCATGGTGAAGAATGGAGGACTTGCTAATAACCAATTTAATTGGCTATTGCAGAATGATGGATATTTCCCAGCAGATATGCCGGAAGCTAAAACGCAACCGACTCAACAAGTAGTTATTCAATCAAATGATAAAGGTGGTGATAACGATGACAACAGTACCAATTAAAGGTGTTATTTCGAGTGATGACGATGCCGAAGTGTACGAATTCTTCGGTTATTCGGTTGCTACTCCAACGAGCGTTCAAAACACGCTAGATGCAGCACAAGGAATGCCAGTAGTCGCAGAGATTAATTCACCGGGTGGTGATGTATTTGCGGGTTCTGAAATTTACACGGCATTAAAAAACTATGCTGGTGATGTAGAAGTAGACATTGTGGGCTTAGCGGCATCTGCAGCTTCAATTATTGCGATGGCCGGTGATACCGTGAAGATCTCACCAACGGGTCAAATGATGATTCATCGAGCTTCAACCATGTCACAAGGCAATTCAGACAATTTGGCCAGTGATTTACAAGGGCTTGACTCAACTGATCAAGGGATTGCCAATGTATATGCCGAAAAGACGGGTATGGACGTGCAAGATATTTATAAAATGATGTCTGACGAAACTTGGATCAATGCACAAGATGCCGTTAAACAAGGTTTTGCGGACGAAGTTATGTTTGCAAAACAGCCAGCAACGGTGACCAACATCGCAAATGGTTCATTATTCAGTAAAGATATGATTTCCAAGGTTAAAACGTTGATGCGAAAGGCTGAAAAACCAGAACCAGTAAATGTAAAAGAAAACAAAACCGAAAACAATAGTCAATCTGCGGATTCTGAAAGGAAAAGCAAATTGGCTATTTTGTTTGGTAAAGATAAATAAGGAGGGCACTAAGATGCCAAAAATCAATGAATTAAAAAAAGCTTTTGAAGACGCCGGTGCTAATGTACAAGATATTGAGGACAAGCGTCAAAATATGGCTATTAAGCTCGGCGAAGATCCTAATGCATATACTGCGGAAGACTTACAGAAAGTTAAAGACGACTTTGATAAGGCTGCTAAAGTACGAGATTTTGCTAACGAAGCATTAGAGAACGCCCGTGCAGCTGAAATTGCCAATATGTCAAAAGAATATACTGCACCATTGGAAGACAAGGAAAAGAACCTCAAAGACGAGTTTGTTAAGAACTTTAAAGGCATGATCAAGGGTGATCCAAAGGTCATGAACTTAGTAACCTCGTCGACTGATGAATCAGGTAATGCCATTGGCCTTACCATTCCGCAAGATATTCAAACAGCCATTCATACCTTGGTTCGTCAATATGATTCGTTGCAACAATATGTGAACCATGAGGCTGTTTCTACACAAACTGGATCACGCGTTTACGAAAAGTGGACGGATGTAACACCATTGGCCGATTTAGACGATGAAACAGCCACGATTGGTGATAACGATGATCCTAACTTGACATTAATCAAGTACACTATCCATCGTTATGCCGGCATCACAACGGTAACAAATTCACTGATTAAAGATACCGCGGATAACATCTTAGCATGGTTATCAAGTTGGATTGCTAAGAAGACGGTTGTTACTCGTAACGCCAAAATTATTGCGGCGATGAACGCGGCCCCAACTAAGCCAACCTTGGCCAAATTTGATGACGTTATTGACATGATTAACACTTCTGTCGATCCAGCTATCAAGAGTACGTCATTTCTGTTAACTAACACCTCGGGCTGCAACGAATTGTGCAAGGTTAAGGACGCAATGGGACGTTACTTATTGCAACCAGATCCTACGCAACCAGACCAAATGCTAGTTCGTGGCAAGAAAGTAATTATGGTAGCTGACAAGTGGTTACCAAATAGTGGAACAACAGCGGCTCCTGTATATCCACTGTATTATGGTGACTTATCACAAGCAGTTACATTGTTTGACCGTGAAAACATGTCCTTACTCGCAACTAACATTGGCGCAGGTGCATTCGAAAAAGATCAATACAAGATCCGTGTTATTGACCGCTTCGACGTTGAAGCTACAGATAGTGAAGCATTTGTTGCTGGATCATTCAAGGCTATTGCGGATCAGCCAGCTAACTTTGCGGCTAGTGCTACAACAAACGGCTAACAATTAGTTAATTAGCGTCGCCAATGAAATACACAGTGCCTAACGGGGCGGCTATAAAGGAGTGATGAGATGGCAGACAATGTTGTGAAGGTGCCAGACGTCGGCAACATGATGAATTTAGATATTGACGATTCTGATACGCTAATGAGCGCCTATATTGACGCGGCTGAACAGTACGTTAAAAACGCCGTGGGCACGGATATCGCTACTTTCTACACGGATGATAGCACAAGTGTACCGGCACTATTTAAAGTTGCTGTGATGTCACTGGCAGGCACGTATTATCAGTATCGGATCGCGATGTCGGATACGCAAACGTATGATATTGACCTCACTTTAAATAGTATTATCGGTCAACTCCGCGGTCTCTACGCACAAGCATATGAGGAGGTGCACCCGGATGACCAAACGAATTCTACCAAGCCAATTTTATAAAGTAGCTCAATTTGGTTTTCCAACTTCCAAAAAGAATGGTGCGGGAGTTAATGTGCCAGATTATGATTATAAATTGACACTTCATTATGCGCCAATCAAGCAAACTATGACCCAACAGTATTTGGCAATTTCTAATAATGTTACTAATACCAAGACGATTGCAATTAGGCATAATCCAACAGTCGATGAGTCTATGCAGGTTAAGCTATCTGACGGTGAATATTCTATCGAAAGCGACAGTCCAGACGATTCTATGGGTGTTAACAAGTATGATTATCTGACGCTAAAACTGGTTAAAAAAGTAGGTGGTTCATAGTGGCTGGTTTAGACGATGTACTAAATAGTTGGCTTGAAGATGTTAAGAAAGTGGCCGAAATGACCCCAACTGATCAAGCTAAGATCACCAAAGCTGGCGCTGATGAGTTGCAGAAGGTATATACCGACGTTACACGTGAAAAGCATTATTCTAGCCACAATGATAAAAAGTATGGTCATATGGCCGATCACATTACTAAACAAGCAACTAATATTGATGGTGTCAAGAATGGCGTAAGCTCTGTTGGCTGGGACAATCCTTATCACGCAATGAACGCCCGTCGGCTTAATGATGGGACGAAGAAGTATTCAGCTGATCATTTTGTTGACGATCTTCGTGATGACCCAGAAACGGCTGAGAAAGTAGTTTTGGCACAGCAAGCCGAGTATCAGAAGCTCCTTAAAAAGATTGAAGGTGAGGGCTAATGTTAGCAACCACACTGGCGGAAAACCTACTAGAACAGGCTGGTTACAAGCAGATTGATGAAATCTACACGCTTAACTTGCCCGAAGAAGCACAAGAAAACGTAGATACAACTATTGTACTGATTCAGGATGTTAACTCCCAGCCTGATATAGGCGGTAACGAGACGTTTTACGCGTACGATACTCAAATTGAGCTTCAAATTTTCTACAAAAAGGACTTGGATTACGACCCCGAAGAATTGGAAATACCCTTGCTTCAACTGTTCAAAGAAAATTATTGGCAAATAAATCAAGTTAAATCGCACGTAGTCGATCCGGATTCATTCCAGCTAACGGCTACTTTTTATTTGTCTTATTCAAAACTTATTTAACAAAATGAAAGGATTTGATTATTAAATGGCTATCGTAGGACTTAAATTAGCAACTATTGCCTTACTAGATGACAATGGAAAAATTGTGGCAGACGCAGACCAAGGATTAAGTGCAAATGGATTATTGGCAATTGACCACGCCATGCTGGGTTCGACTCAGGCAAATATTACGAACTTGGAAGGTTCAGTGCAAGTGGTTTCTGGTAATAATTCTCTCCAAGATTCTTATACACAACCAGCTAAGCCAAGCATTGCACTAACAGTTAACAACATGCCGGGAGACATTAAGAACAAGATCACTGGTTATACTTCGGACGGTAAGGGTGGTTATGTCTATTCAGGTAGCAAACCAAAGGTTGGACTGTTAGTTGAAACACAAACCATCGACCGTAAGAGCTCGGTATACTTCGCGTTTGGAGAATGCAATGTTTCGGCAGCTTCCCAGAACATTCAAAGTGATACGGATACCACAATCAATCGTGAAGCTGACGCCCTTACATTTACTGCATTAACTGTAGACCGCTGGGGCCAACCGTACAAGAATTTCCTTGGTGCAGATACAGAATTCAGTGAAGCAACTATGTTAGCTGACGTATTCGACGGTTACACATCCACTACCACTGGTGGATCAGGTCAAGGCTAGTCACATATAGATCATAGAACACTTTGAGTCGTCATTATGACGGCTTTTTATGTACATAAAATTAAATTGGAGGAATCACAATTATGGAAATCTATTTACGCGAATTTAACAAGAAGTTTATGGTCAAGCAATCGAACAAGAACATGCGGAAGACCTATGAGTTGCAGCTCAAAATGGCTCAAACAGATGATGTGGAAGGCAAGAAGCTAATTGAACAGATCAAATTGATGCTGGAATTAACCGATGCCATGGTGGACTATGCTAAATCCTTACTCAAATTAAATGCAAAGCAACAAGAAGTATTAGATGGCCTTGAAAGTGACGCTACGTTTGAACTCATTAACCACATCACACAACGAATGCTAGGTATGTCTGAACAAGACATCAAGGACGCTGAAAATGAGGACGTTGACCCAAAAAAGTAGGGTCGCCGGCGGAACGAGTCTTCGAGTGGACGAACCGAGTAGAAGATTTAAAACTAGCCGAGAAAGAAGCCATCATTAATCTCCATTGGGACTTATCGACCTATGACGAAGCGGACTACTTCGAGTTGAACGACATTCTATCAGCTAAAGAACCTAGGGATCGTGAAGTTGATCCGTTAAGTTTAATTCAATAAGGAAAGGAGGAATAATTGTGGTTAAAAAAGTACAGGCGCAAATGAGTACCGAAGTTGCTTTGGATATGCTCAAGGCAAGTGAATCTATTAAGTCGATCACAACTCGTGTCAACTCATTCACCCAATCTTGGAAAGCCTCCGAAGCTCAGATGAAGTCTGCTGGGGACTACGTGGGCGCTGCTACAGCCAAGTATGAGGGCCTCGGTAAGTCAATTACCGCCCAACAAGATAAGATTGCTAAACTCCGTAAGGAACAGTCCGATCTGAAAGGAAACACTGAAGAAACAGCTCAAGAATATTTAAAATACCAGCGTCAGATTGATCAAGCAACGACTCGATTATCTAGTCTTGAAGCCCAGCAGAATCGCGCTAAGCAGTCCATGGAGTACCAAAAGTCCGGACTTGCGGGGTTACAACACAGCTTCGAATTGAACAACAAAGCTATTCAGTCGCATATTGAACGATTGCAAGCCGAGGGTAAATCAGAAGAGGCTCAAGTTGCTAAAATTAAAGGATTAGACAAAGCACTAGATAACTTAACTAGTCAATACAAGAAGCAACGTACCGAAACGATTGCGGCGGCTAGAGAATTTGGGCAAAATAGTGATGAATACTTGAAGGCCAAGACACGGCTCAACGAGACTGCTACTGCTATGGCTAAGACTAAGACACAAGCTAATGAGCTACGAGTGTCTATGGAAAAGCAACCCAATGCCTATTTTTTGAGTATGCGAAATAAAGTGCTTCAACTCAAAACGGCCGAGGAAGCGACTGCTAAACAGTCCCGGCATCTCGGCGACATTATTAAAGGGAGTTTTCTTGGTAATACGTTAAGCAATGCTTTTGGTATGCTCACTTTTGATATTGGTGAAACGGTTAAAGCTGGTTATGAATCAGCCGAAGTCGCTACTGAAATGGGTGAAAAGTGGAAGAACATTGGAGCTTCTGATAAGGGTGTGGCACAACTAGGGCTGTCTGTTAAGTCGCTGAAAGAAAATACCAATTTATCGGCTACAGCAGTTGGAAATTTGGTTACACGTTTCTACTCCACGACTGGTTCAGTGAAACAAGCGAACGCTTTAGCTAAAGGCGTGGGTAGTTTATCAGATCAATTAAAATTAAATCAAAGTCAATCAGATGCTTTCGCTAATGGGTTATCCAAAATCGAATCAGCGGGTACCGTTACCAGTTCAAGCTTAGGTCGGTTGGAAAAATCAGCTCCAGGTATGTCTGCGGCCCTGCAAAAAGCAAGTGGCATGTCCCAAAAGTCATTCAATGATCTTGTATCATCTGGGAAAATGACTTCTGATCAGTTCAATCAAATTCTAGCTAAAGCCTCAAAAGATTATGGAAAAAATAGTTCGGAATTTGACAAATCATCTGCGGGCGCTATGAAACACATGCAACAAACCTGGGCAGATACACGGCAAGCCTTGATGAAACCGTTAGTTGAAACATCTGCCACGGGACTTACTAGTTTAAACAAGGCGCTGAATAACAAGCAGACTCAGGCTGGTGTAGAAAAGCTTGGTACAGGTATTGCTAAACTAGCGACCAAAGCTGCAAGCTTAATCAATTTCTTAGCGCAACATCAAACGGCTGTAGCGACCTTTGGCAAGGTGTTAATTGGTGCCTTTGCCGTTAAGAAGATCATGGGTGGTGTAACAACATTCAGTTTGGGACTTAGTCGCATGGTGATTGCATTAAAGGGTTATACAACTACAGCCAAGACTACAGCAGTAACTCAGAAAGCGTTAAATGTTGCTATGAAAGCTAATATATTCATTGCCGTGGCTTCTGCAATTGTTGCGATTGGTGTGGCCCTGGTAGAACTGTATAAGCACAATAAGAAGTTCCGTAATTTCGTCAATGGGATTGCTAAGGACGCCAAGAAGTATATTGGCAAGGCTGTCGATGCTATTAAGAATCTTGGAAAATGGGCTAGGGGTATTGGCAAAGACGCCAAAAAAGGTTGGAATAACTTCACGAAGTCAACATCTAATGGTGCTAAGAGTGCCGTTAAATCTTTTGTGAGTCTGAAAAATAACGCAGGTAAGCACCTATCTAACCTGTGGAAATCAGGTAAAACGACCTTTTCTAATGGTTGGCGTGATGTCACAAAAACATCGTCTACGGGTGCTCATAATGTGGGCAATTGGTTCAGTAACATGTCCAATGATACACGCAAAAAGGCCATTCAGATGTTCAATGATCATAAAACTACCTTCCGATCTGGATATAATGTGCTGAACAATTATACGCAAGTCTGGCATGATGTTATGACCGGTAAATGGAACAAGGTTGGTAGTGACTTGAAGAATACTGCTAACTCAATTCGATCATTTGTGCATAATATTTTTTCTGATATGTACAACAAACTAAATCAAATGACTGGTGGACGTCTGGGGGACATGGTGAATGCTTGGAAGTCTAAAATGTCCGCCATTGGTAATACTGTATCGGACGCCAAGGAGTCTATTCATAAGCACTTTGTGGACTTGGTTCGAGGAATCGTCAAACCCTTCAACGATATGTTATCAGGACTGGAGAAAGGCATTAATTGGGTGCTTGATAAGGTTGGCGCAAGTAAGATTAGTGGCGATTGGTCAGTACCTATGCCTAGTTACGCTCAAGGAACTAAGGACACTCATCAAGGCGGCTTAGCTAAGGTTAATGACGGACAAGGCGCTAACTATCGCGAAATGTACCGCTTGCCGAATGGGCAAATAGGCATGTTCCCAGCTATAAAAGACATGATTGTACCACTACCTAAAGGAACCTCTATTCTGGATGGTAATAAGTCGGCATTATTAGCTAAGATGATGGGGATTCCGGGCTATGCAGGTGGGATTGGTGACTTCTTTAGTGGACTATGGAGTGGTGCTAAGGACGTCTTAGACGACACCGAAAACATTCTCAAGAAGCCAGCTGAGTTTATGGAATCGTTATTCAAGCATTTCTTAGGTAACACTTCTAGCAAGATTAGCCTAGCCAATGATATTCTGACTAACTTTCCCAAAACAATTGCTAAGGACGCCGTAGATTGGATTAAGAAGCAATTTCAATCAATCGCCAATCCAACGGGTGCTGGTGTAGCGCAATGGGAACCGATCATTAAAGCTGTTGCGGCTTCAATGAACTTTAATATTAGTGGTAGTCAAGTAAGTAAGTTGCTCAGACAAATCCAAACTGAATCCGGCGGTAATCCGACAGTTTTACAGAAAGTACATGATATAAACTCGGCTAGTGGTCACCCAGCACAAGGTTTATTACAGTTTATTCCGCAAACTTTTGCTCGTTGGGCACTCAAAGGTCACACTATTATCCTTAATGGTGCCGATCAGATCAGGGCTGCTATTAACGCCTTAAACCACGGTGCTGAAGGTGGCTGGTCGAACATCGGTAATGGTCACGGATGGGAAAACGGCGGGATTGTCCGTAATTGGCAATATGCCCAGATCGCCGAACACAATAAACCCGAAGCTGTTATGCCACTAGAAGCCGCTAAGGATAGCCGAGCATGGCAAGTTCTAAAGGCCGTGGTAGATGCCAAGACTGGTGGTAAGTCCCTTGATACCAATAACACAGGCTCTACTAGTACTGCGGATAGCAAGATTGCGGAATTGACTAGTACGGTTAATCAGATGGCTACGATGCTGAAAACTATTATCGGCTTGAACGCTGACCAGATTACCGCGACTAAAGGAATTGTAGGATATGACGAGAATGTAGCGTATCGAAAGACGGCGACAGATCAGGGCATAGCCAGTTTTCAATCATTCAGTTAGGAGGTGGACTTGATTGTTAGAACCAACAATGTATTTACTACCGCCGGGAAGCGATGTTGAAGTTAATTGTAAGGACGTTACCAGTGGCCTAGAATTTTTAGGTGATGATAGCGATCCTTTATTAACGAATACTTACGGTACTGATGACGGCTTAGATGGAGCTGCATATGTTATTCAGCAACGTACACAGAATGTAATCAACGCTAAGTTCATGCTTAGGTTCAGTGACTACTATGACTATCAAATGAAAAAACATACGCTAGCGAAGTTCTTTGCACAAAAAGGTTTATACCGGATTCGAACCGATGCCGAACCGGCGATAGTTAAATATGTCTATGCGGGTAATTTTATGGTTGCTCCCACGGAGGACGGCAGTAATACAGCTTTGATTACTATTCCTTTCGATAATCCGAGTGGCTTAAAGTATTCTCTAGGTTATTCAGATGATGTGATGGATTACGATAGCGGGCTATGGCAAATGGGCATGAATCTCCCCATGAATCAGTCACTTCAATACGAATACAACGCGACCAGGTCATTTCAAATTTATAACGCGTCAGACATTACCGTGGACCCAATCCATCATCACGACCTACAGGTCATCGTTAAGAATACGACTGGTCAAGTTAGGATTGAGAATACAACAACGGGGAACTACGTAGCCTATAACGGAACGTTAACCACTACGGATCAACTCGTGTGGGACGGGGTCAACTTGTATTTGAATGGTCAGCTAGCCAATAATAGTACAGATTTTACGTACTTAACTTTGGCCCCTGGCTACAATGACATAAAAATAATTAGTACAGCGGATTTGGATATTGATTTCCATTTTCGCTTTATTTATCTGAATTAGAGGCTATTACAGTCTCTTTTTTCGTACATATTTAATAATTAAGAAAGGAGCTGGTAGTTTGGCACCCTTGGATGCAATCAACAATCATCGTTATACCTACTTGGGATATTACAATGACTCCAAAGGCTTAGCACAGCCAGTTATGGCTTATTCGGACAACTTAATTGAGTGGAATAACGTGCAATACATGCCTGATGAGCTAGGAAATTTAAAAGATGCAAGTGTGGCGCTAGTTGACAGTGTTTACTATGTTTGCAGCGCTAATAGCCTGTACAAAACAACCGACTTCATTAACTTCACTCAATTAGATTTTAAGTTAGGTGCTTTTGATGATATTCAGGCACCCACAATTTTTAATGACGCAGATGGAGCAACGCACATTATTTATAGTGCAATGAAGACCAATGAGACAGTACACAGTTTGTATTTAGCAGATATTAATGGGGACATTGTTAGTGAACCTGAACAGGCGATTACCTTCAATGCTGGTCAATTAGGCAATACGGATAGTACTGATCCATACATCTATTTACAAGATGATACGTACTATTTGATTACCGCTGGTAACTACATCTACAAATCGAGCAACTATCTTGGCCCCTATGACCGAGTAAAGGTTAATTTTGCACCAACGCCTGAACATTATGGGGTTCTTGACTCGGGTATCAGTCACTGGGTTGAAGGCCCCCAGATGTTTCGTGACGGGAACAATGTCCGATTATTTGCGGATGATAGTAGTAATGATGGCTTAGTCTTTCAATCTGCGTATCAAGGCGACCTCACTACATGGAGCACTCGACAGCAAACTATTTGCCCAGACTATGTGATGCACCAAGGAACAATCTTAGTCAATGAAGCGGTAGCGCCGGCCTTAGTGGATGATGAAATCAATGATGAAGCCGAGTTTGATCCAATCATGACAATTCAAGCCCACAATAGCGAGCAGAAAATCCCACTTACTTGCTATGAAGCCAATACTTTCAATTACCAATATGAAAATAATCAGACTAATCAGATTCAATTTACTGCGTATGATGACGGCTCTCCGAGTTTTAGCGCATTAGGAATCGAAAGTTTAATCACATTTAACGGTGATCTTTTTGTCGTCAAACAGATTCAACCGACTTTAACTGGTGTAAACCTACCACAGGTGACGGCGATTCAGTACGTTAATAGTGAGATTAGTCGTATTTATCAGCATAATACGCAAACTGGGACGTTAACCTATACAGTACAAAACGTATTGGACTACTGGTTAAGTGATAGCTCAGTTAACTTCTTAGGCTTTAGCTACGCGGTGCATGGCGACTTTGACAAGCAACAGATTCAAGATTTAGGCAATGGTAGTGGCTCGGATATGACCAGTAAGATCATCGATACGTGGTCAGGTACAATTATACGACCCATTGGCAAGGTTATTCATGTGTATTCCGCGGAGGCTTTTGTCAAGCAATCGCAAAAGCGGATTGATTACCTTCATGATACCTCAGAGATCGATTTGGCAATTGATTCTACGGGGGTATACAACCAAGTAAAGTGTATTGGCGCAACAGTCGATACTTCCACAACTGATACAGATACAGATACCACTGATTCAGATACAGAAACTTACTATTTTGAGCCATTTTTTGTACAGGATGATACCTCTATTAGCAACTGGGGATTACATCCAATGGCTGATCTAAGTGATGATCGATTTACGATTGCAGATAACATGAAGGCCTACGCGTTAACTCAATTGCAAGCTGATCCAATTATTACCACTACCATCACGATGATTAGTAACAAGCAACCAATACCCGGCGAAAAGGCGCGATTGAATATCCAGACAATGGACTATTCCACTGATGTAACTGTAGTGAGCTTTACATGGTATCCGTTTAGTCAGGCACAGCAAACTCAGATTTCTTACGATAATTTACCAGCTTCGATCTTGCACCAAAAGAATAACCGAAACACGCTAGCTGAATTGAACAAAATACGGGAACAATTAGGCAACATTCCACAGTTGTTTTATGGAAATGAAGACCCCAGCACCACGAACACAATCAAGAATGGTGCCATTTGGATTAAGCCGATTGAAGCAACCAGTGAAGGAGATGATTAGATGGCAGACACGAGTTCAGATGTCGCAGGCTTTATTTCAGATAAGAATGCTACGGCTATTCAACAAACTTGGGTCAATGGCAAATGGGTTAATTTAGCCGATACCAATCAGCGTAATAACATGCAGGCATCGCTCAATAAAGTTGGCGAACAGGTTGAGGAACAACAAGCAGGAATCAAAACGGCTCAACAGGCCGCTGATAATGCTTTCAATCAGGCACAAACGACAAATGATGCCTTAGTCAAACTACAAGATGGTTCCACAAGTACCTTAGTTGACTTAGCTAATGATATTCTAGCTAGAGTGAAGACTGACGATCTAATCAGTCAAATCAATCTAGCTTCAGATAACATTCTGATTCAATCAGGAAAGTTATATCTGGATGCTGATTCAACAATTTTCAGTGGGAACGCCTTTATTCCTGGGGCATATATTACTGATTTGAATGTTGACAAGCTTAATGCCGGGACGATGACAGGGGTTAGCTCTAATATTGGTAATACCTATACGTCGTTATTGGATAGTCTAAATCGGTATAATGTCACCCTTGATACGAGGGGCATGCAAACAGGCGATGTTTACGCTTCTGATTTAGATTATACCGATTATGTTACCGTGGGATCGCTTACTAAGAGCACAACTAACACTGCGAATACTAGCACGACAGCCACTGCAGATGTCACTAGTCCAACCTTATTTACGATCGATGGTTCCAAACTGTCAAATGGTGATCGGGTATTGGTCAAGTTAGATATTAACTATTTCTACGATTGGACTTATCTGGGCACTCAAATTGCCCTACAATCGGCTACATCTAGTCCCATTTCATTTAGCCAACAACCCTTAGATTATGGTTACTATACTTACAGTTTTGTAATCACATGGGACTCAACATTAGGTACTGGTAAAGTACCATTTCAGATTAAAGCCATTGATTTACCGCCGGATTCAAATTTGTATGCGGTAGGGGCTAATTTCTACACCGATCATGGGACGGGCACGACCAATTATTATGAGGCTGGTGGTGCCTTAAAGGCCGATGGATCTTTACATTTAAGAGATTATTATTCCGGGACTGCATCGCAGACAACTAGCAAGCAGTATCACGGATTCCAATGGGATCGGGGCACTATGCGACTATATAACTATGTGCTTGAACAAGACAATACCCAAACTACTCCGGTTACAACCATAAATAGTTATGAAGCTCAGATGGACGGCGCAGGGCTTAAGTTTCTAGGCAATTCCACAGATCCCGTATTAGAGTTCTTCGGTGCCGATGTCAATTCGTTAATTGATGCTCTCAAACAAGAGCCGTGGGGAATTGACTATACGGGTGCTCGAAACATTGCAACAGGGGCGTATTTTGATCAATATGGGAACTTATGTGGGTACTCCAATTCTAAAGCGTGGAATGTTAGCAGTTTTGTAGGTGGGAACGTGTTACATGTGGCACTGGATAACAATAGTGCTAGTTCAAGTAGCTTCTACTCGCCTGGCCCATTAGGGTTGCGATCAACGGGGCAATCAACAGAAATTTACATGGGTAATAAACATGTGATTATTGATAACCCCGCTAACAGCTCATCTACTAACTATGACGTTAAATTTGAGATTAAGGGTTACATTGAAATGACTGGGAACGTCTCATGTTTGCACTTGTATCAGTCATCATTGTTAAGTAAGAAGACCAATATTAGTGAACTTGATACTACTACAGCCCTTGATGTAATTAACCACACGGATATTTACAAGTACCAGTACAAGGAAGATATTGTTGAACAGGGCGCACAAGCTAATTACCATTACAGCCCTATCATTGATGATATTAACGCAACACCACAATACAGAACGCCTAATGAATTCATTAGTGACGACCGTAAAGCCCGTTCTGATGGTGATATTTTGGGCTATGCAGTATCAGCTATTAAAGAGTTATCTAAGCAGGTTACAGACTTAAAAACACAATTAGCAGATTTAACAAAGTAGAGGCCTTAAATTAGGGTCTCTTTTTCTATGGAGGAATTTAAATGAACAATGAAAAAATGAAGATTGACGCACAAGAATTAATTGGATCGTTGCAAGGCAAAATTGCACAATTAACCTTAGAAAACTCAGTCTTAGAATTACAAAATAAGCACCTCAACGAATTAGTAAAGGGAGCTGATCGCGATGACAACGACGCTTAAATCGCTGGACTTAAAGGACGAACCAAGTGCCTTTCAAGATGAGTCCGCCTATGAGCAGAAGAATTATAACTGGGCTCAACTGCGGAGCTACGCGCCCTATTTAGTAAGTTTCATTACTAATAGCTTTGCAGATTATGATGTGCGGATTAATAACTTGCTTAGTGGGGTTAGCCAGCCCGAAGAGGTTGTAGATGCACGAATAAGTTCTGATGGGACTACTTACGCAACCCTAAAAGCCCATTTGGATAACATTGAAGAGACTAAAACAAGCTATGTAGACGGCACTGAATTAGATGATGTTGCCCAAACCATTCGGTTAACTGATTTATCAGCTACAAGCTCACCAATTCATATTGCCTCGAGCGTCGTGCTCAGTACTACAAATACAGACACTGGTGAAGGACTAGTTATCATGCCTACTGCCAGTCTCTCAATAACGGAAGGTGATGCAATTGGTTAAAAGTACAAAGTTAACAGAGACTGATGGCAAGATTACTCGTCAAGTCTATCCAGAAACTCATGCCAGTGTAGTTATGGGGCTAAAGCAGGCGATCGATGCAGAAGCTAGCGGATCTAATAACACGCTTCCTGATGGTCAAGACCTTGACAAGCTCACATCAGACAACGCTACTACTGGTTCTAAGACTTTCATTCTAAACGGTGGCACTTATCAAAATAGTCCCATTGGTTTCAGTGGCTGGGGTGTTCTGGAAGTAACCGACATCAACGCCAACACATCTGTACAGCGGATCTATGATTCACATGGAGCACTGTTTGTTCGTGGTGCTGGTGGTGCTAACAAAACTTACAATTCATGGTTCACTAAATAAGGAGGAACTTTTTAAATGACGAACACGATTAAAACGTACATGGAAGATGATTCAGGCAATGCACTTAGACCTGTTACTGACTGGGGATCGATTGAGAATGCGCCGGACTTTGCCAGCCAAATTCAGGATGTTAAGAACGATTTAACTGGAGACTCTGGCACATGGACCAATTCTGGATTAACTTACTTAAATGGTGCTTCCGCCGAGGACGCCAATAACGCCTACAAATTTGTGCATATTGGGGCCTATAAGGCGTTACTTTTTCAAGGAAACCTAAAATTACCGGCCCTAACAGCGGGGACCGATTATGCAATTTTAAAATTTCCAACACCTGACTGGTGGGATTCAGACCATGCGGTAATCGCTAATTATTTGATTCCAGAGTGGAACAGCCAAAATTTCTGGCTCAGATGGGATAATAACACCTTAACCATTCGGAATCATTCTAGTGCAGACATGGCTGCTAATGGTTACATGGACATTGAATTTGCCGTCTTGTGCTAGGGGTGAGCTAATGGCTGATAAAGAAGACGTAAATGTGATTGATTTATTGATGGATATTCAACAACGCCTAGTGAAGGTTGAAACTAATACTAGTGGCGTCAATGAAACCACTAAAAAAGCCGATGAGGCTTATACACTAGCCAAGCAAAATGAAGCTGATATTAAGGATTTAAAATCAAATAGTCAGTGGTGGTCACGCACAATGTGGGTGGCGATTATTTTGCCGGTCGCGTTATTTGTTGTAGAGAACTTTTTGATGAAATAAGGAGGAAAATTAATTATGAACGTCCAAAATATTGCGGATTTACTTGTGTCATTGTTTGTTGTCGTCGTCCCCGTGATTGGGGGCTTTGTCACTAAGCATGTACTAGCTAACAAGAAAGTGGTTAGTTTACTGCAAACTGCTGAACCGCTGGCAAAAACCGGCGTTGTTCTAGCCGAACAAGCTGGGGTAACAAATTACCTCACGAGCGAAGCGAAGAAATCTAAAGCCGTCGCCTATGTCCTAGCAGAACTTAAAAAGCTAGGCTTTACTACAGCCGATGAAGCAACCATTGCCAGTGTGGTCGAAAAACAATTTGCTGAATCAAAACAGGAAATTGAAGCCGCTTATCCGCAAAAGACAGCCCAACAAGTTGCCCAAGAACAGGCAGACGCCCAAGCAAAGGCGAAAGCGGCAGAGTTGCAACAAGCACAAGCGGATTTGGTAGCGGCACAAGCCAAGGTAACGAGCCTCACGCAAGCACAATAGGAGGTAACTTAGTTGAATAAGATTAAACGATTAGTCATCACGTCTGTGGTGGCTTTTTTAGTATTAATTGGGATTGGTGGAACAGCTCAGGCGGCCCGCACCGATATGCTGGATCTGTCTGATTACAATAACAACGGGCAGTCTTTAACTACACAGCAGTTTGTCAATCTACGTAATAACTACGGGATCAAAGCTGTCACGGTTAAGATTAGTGAGGGTCAGACGTGGAATGCATCAACAGCACGGGCTAATATTAGTGACGCTAATCAAGCCGGATTATATACGAATGGGTATCATTTTGCCCGCTATAATTCGGTGGCCACCGCGCAAGCCGAAGCACGTCACGCGGTCCAACAAGCGCAAGTTGATGGTCTAGGTATTGGCTCGGTGATTGTAACAGATGCCGAGAGTTCCGCACAATCTGGCGTGTCAAAGGCAACTAATGACCAAGCGAACCAAGCCTTCGCGCAAGTTGTTCAACAAGCCGGTTATCGGTGCGATATCTACACAATGGGTAGCTGGGTTAACACTAAGATGACTGTTGCCAATGGTGCTGGTTGGATTGCTTATTATCCATATCATGTAACTACTAACCGTTACACCGGCAACCATGCTTGGCAATTCAGCTCCACGATGACCTTTACAGGCTTGTCAGGGCGCTATGACGTTAGCCAATTGCACGATAACTATTACACAGCCAACACGGATAAAAATGCTGTGATTAGTAACGCCCAGACGGCACATGTCGCTCCCCAGGTAGTCAATAAGGGAGCTAAGGATAAATCAGCTAAGCTAGTGGTTGACGGTATTCCGGGTTATCACACGTACCTAAAATTACAGCAGCTTTACGGTATGCGATACCAAGATGGCAAGATTAGTAAACCATCAGCGACTGTTAGAGTAATTCAGAAGCACGTAGGTGTTACTCAAGACGGTTACTTCGGTCCAGTTACTTACCGAGCTATGCAACGTAAGTTAGGCACGCCAGTTGATGGTAAGGTGAGTCGGCCATCGTTAATGTGGAAGCAAATTCAACGTGATATTAATAATGGTGTCAAACCATTCTAA